TGGCTGACTTGCGTGACGCGCTGCGCTACCTGGATCCAGATGACCGCGATAGCTGGGTGGCTCGCGGTCAGGAGCTGGCGGGCCTGGGTGACATCGGGCGCGAGATGTGGGAGGAATGGAGCCTGACATCCAAGCGCGACTATCCTAACGGTAACGGCTTCGATAAGTTCGACGGCTTTGGGGGCACTCGCACGGACTACCGGGGAATATTCGCTGCGGCCGAGCGCTGCGGCTGGAAGAATCCGGCGGGCGGACGGGCGGCGCTGGCGCGCTTTGGGTATCTTCCTAATACTGTGGCAGCGCCTGCGGCTATTGGCGAGGTTGTGCCTGCTGAGATGGTCCCGGGCATTACGGTCGTCGCCGGCGACACGCTCATGTTTCCTGAAGTGCAGATAAAGTTTTTTGAGAGTTGCGTGTATATCCGCGACGTCAACCGCATCCGCATCCCCGACGGCGACATGCTGGACAAGGCCCGCTTTGATGTCGAGTTGGGCGGCTTCTCGTTCATTATGGATGCGGCCAGGGCCGCCACGCCGACCAAGAGCGCATGGGACTGCTTCACCCAATCGCAGGCGCTGCGCTTCCCCCGGGCCACGTCGACCTGCTTCATGCCTGACCTGCCGAGCGGGGCGTTGATTACCGAAGAGGGGCGCCAGTTCGTCAATAGCTATGTGCCGATCGTGACGCAGCGTATCGCCGACGAGCCGACCAAATTTATCGACCTGATCAACCGCATACTGCCCGTCGAGCGTGACCGGCGCATATTGCTGAGCTACTTGGCCGCCATGCTGCAAAATCCCGGCGCCAAGTTTCAATGGTGGCCTGTGTTGCAGGGCGCCGAGGGCAACGGTAAGACGGTCATCATCCGCGCTATGGAATTCGCGGTCGGCAAGCGCTACACCCATCTACCAAATGTGGACGACCTGGCCAAGAGCGGCAGCAAGTTCAATGGGTGGATCGATCAGAAGTTGTTCCTCGGGCTCGAGGAGGTCTACGTACCCAATCGCCGCGACTTCCTTGAAGCGTTCAAGACGACCGTGACGAACGACCGGCTTCCCGTCGAGAACAAGGGCGTTGACCAGCGCATGACGGACAATCGCGCCAACGGCATCATGGCGACGAATCATAAAGACGGCGTGCCGGTAACCATCGACAATCGCCGTTACTGCATTTTCTTTACCGCGCAACAAGCGGCCGCTGACCTTGACCGTGACGGGCTGAGCGGGCGGTACTTCCCGGATCTGTATAGCTGGCTGCGCGGTGATAAGGAATACGCGAGCCTGGGCAAGAATTACGGCTTTGCGTGCGTCAACAATTGGCTGCGCGAGTACGAGGTCGACCCTGAGTTCGACCCGGCCGGGGATTGCCAGCGGGCGCCCCGCACCAGCTCGTTCCATGAGGCTGTGCATACATCACGTGGCAACCTTGAGCAGTCGATACTGGAAGCCGTAGAAGAGGGCCGCCAGGGCTTCCGTGGGGGCTTTATCTCGTCGCACTATTTGGATGACTTGCTGAAGGAACTGCGCGTCACTGTGACCCAGAACAAGCGCGTCGAGATACTCAAGCAATTGGGGTACGAGAAGCACCAGGCGCTGCCCGATGGTCGCACCAACAACACGGTGATACCTGACGGTAAGAAGGTGCGCATTTACGCCAAGGGTGACTGTGGGCTGAGTAAGTCGGCGGACGTCGAGAAAGCGTATTCCGAGGCCCAGCGGCTGGTATTCAATACGCCATTTGTGCCAGCCTGACGGCAGGCTACTGTGTGCAGCATTAGGCCCCGCGAGGGGCCTTTTGTTGTCGGGTCATCTCCAAAAGCTACTGTCAGGCTCGACGTCGGGCGGTTCGACAGCATGCATCAGCTTGGTCGGTAAAATCACCTTGTTAACTTTCTCCATATGTTGGATTGCGATTTTGTTGTGAGACGGATGCACATAAGCCATCTTCGTTTTCGGATCCCACACGTCGTCGATTTCGAAGCCATCCCATATCAGCTTGGCGAAAGTAATGACAAAGTCTCCCATTTCAGCCATGTGTCGTTCCGGGCAATGCATTTTCATCTTAGTCATCGACTCCTTATATCGATCGGCCGTCACCTTACGCTCAGCGTCAGCATTTACCTTAGCTGCGTACGATTCCGCCATTTCTCGCCGGGAGGCTCGTTCGGATTCGAGTTCAGATAGCATGGCGATTCTTGCGCTATTCAAGATTTCATCTAAAGCCGCCATTTCCGCATTTTGGCGAGTGCGAATGCTGTCCAATTCCGACAAATGCCAATGTTTCAGATCGAACTTTGATTCGGATATGGATTTCGACGTATCTGCAAATTTACGCTGAATGTCCGATATTTTGGATTCATGCGAATCTGAGTCCTTTCTATAATTTATGGAGCCTAATTGTAATTTAGCGTCGCCCCTATTTTTACGCAGGCAGTCGTAGCATACGCTCGACGCTGTGTATCTATAATTTATGTGACCATTTACGCACGGCTTACCTGTGAAATATTTGTTCATTCCGCGCATCTGAGCTTCTTTCCTGCTGATAATTTCCATAATTTCCTCACTTGATTAAAAGTCGGGGTACGCCAACGTATTGATTATTAAGCAATACCCCGACTAGACCATACCCCGACCATGTTTTGTCATACTGACTATTGAATCGCTATGTAGTATATATGCTGTAGCTGTTAAACACAATCATACACTACATAACACACTAGGTGTTACTCTGTGTCAATATTATTAGTCAGGGTATTTTAATAAAGAAGGAGTTAACTAATTGAATAATAAGGGTTATTTCGATACCCCGACCCTATACCCCGACCGTACCCCCGGCGCTCTAGTCGGGGTAAGTTGCTAGAAACGCTTGGCGTGGCTACAATTGCCGACATGACGCCCAAACAAGAACGCTTCGTGCTGGAATACCTGATCGATATGAACGCGACTCAGGCGGCTATCCGTGCTGGATACAGCGCCAAGACGGTGGCGACCAATATCGACAAGTTACTTAAAAATACTGAAATTAGCGCTGCGATCGAAGCTAAGGCCAAAAAGCTCGCAGCGAAGTCAGAGATCACAGTCGAGGCCGTATTACAGCGCTGGTGGGATATTGCCAACGCCAACCCTAATGATCTGATGGAGCTGCGCCGCAACTGTTGCCGCCATTGCTACGGGGCGGCGCATGCGTATCAGTGGACCGAGGTCGAGTATTCCCGCGAAGTTGACAAGGCTGTCGATAGCGGAAAGCCCCCGCCAGATGGCCTGGGAGGCTTCGGGTTCGATTCAAACCGGCCGCCGCACCCCATGTGCCCGGAATGCTCCGGAAAGGGCGAGGAAGAGGTTTTCTTCAAGGACACGCGAAACCTCAAAGGGTCGGCCGCGTTGCTTTACGCTGGCGTACAGAAAACCAAGGATGGGCTCAAGGTATTGGTCCACGACCAGGCTGCTGCGCTCGATCGGATATCGCGTTACTTGGGGATGTTCGTCGACCGCAAGGAGATCAGCGGGCCGGGGGGCGGTCCTGTACCGCTGGCCACTATCAGCGCTGCCGACCTGACTGACGATCAACTGGCCGCCCTTGTGGCTGGCGATGCTACCGACGCCTAAAGCCGCTGCCGCTGAGCTATTGGCTCGGCGCAAGGCGCGCTCCGAACTCGGGGCGTACATTCGATACACCAATCCCAAATACCGCGACAGCTTCTTTAGCCGCACGGTATGCGCCGCGCTCGATAAATTTCTGATCGATGTCGACGCCGGACTGCGGCCGATATTGGTGCTCCAAGCGCCCCCGCAACACGGCAAGTCGGAGATGGTCAGCCGCAAGCTGCCGGCGTACATCCTGGGCAAATTTCCCGACCGCCGTATCGGCGCGGCCAGCTACTCCGACGAGCTGGCAAACGCGATGGCGCAGGACATCCGGCGCAACCTGGCGAGCGACGAGCACCGCAGGCTATTCCCGTCATCGGGCGAGAAACGACGCTACGACATCAACCGGACGGGTGAATTTACAGCGCCTGGCGGAACTGGCGGCTATATCGGCGTCGGCGTCGGCGCTGGCCTGACCGGGCGCCCGGTCGATATCGGCATCATCGATGACCCGGTAAAGAATGAGAAGGAAGCGCTCAGCCCGACGACCAAGGAAGGCCATTGGAACTGGTATCAGTCGGTATTCACGACGCGCCTGAGTGAGAACTCGGGGCAGATCGTCATGGCGACGAGCTGGGCCGAGGATGACCTTCCGGCGCGCATCGTTGCGCAGTTCGCAGGCGACCCCAGGCTGACGGTGCTGCGCTTCCCGGCGATCAACGAGCCTGGCGAGGTTGGGTATAACCCAGCGTACCCGGCCGGCGCGCTAGTGCCTGAGTTGCACAGCATCGGTAAGCTACTCGAAACCAAAGGGCTGCTGTCTGACTATTGGTGGTCGGCGCTTTACCAACAAAGCCCGCGTAGCCTGGGCGGCAATGTGTTTAAAGAGCACGGCTTGCGCTACTACCTGCCTAAGGATCTGCCGACCAAGTTCGATAAGGTACTGGCGAGCTGGGACTGCACATTCAAGGACACGGACGGGACAGACTTTGTCGTAGGTCAGGTCTGGGGCAAGGCTGGCGCCAATAGCTATCTGTTGGCTCAAGTGCGCGCCCGAATGTCGTTCACAAAGACCGTCAGCGAGGTCGTTGCGCTACGTAGCGCTTGGCCTAAGATTCGGGAAATACTGATCGAGGATAAGGCGAACGGGCCGGCCGTTATCGATACGCTCAAGGCGTCAGTCCCGGGCATCGTCCCGATTGAGCCTGACGGCTCAAAGCTGGCCCGGGCGCACGCAGTAACGAGCTATTGGGAAGCCGGTAACGTATGGCTCCCGCATCCCGATCTATTCCCGTGGGTCAAGGATCTGGTCAGCGAGCTTACGGGCTTCCCGGCCGCCGCCAACGATGACCAAGTCGATGCCCTGACCCAAGCGCTGCGCCGACTCTATCCGCTCTTCAATCGCCTTAAAATATCAGCCGCCACGCTCGCTAAGGCAATGCGCGGAGGTTAGCGTACAATGACCGCAAATTATCCGGAGTGCCCGTAATGTTCCGTCGACTCTTAGCCTGGCTATTCCCCAAGCCTCCGGCGTCAACGCCAGCCCCTGAGCGTAAGCCTGGCGCCGTCCGCGCAGCCTTGGCTCGCCTGATGTCACAGAGCGCCGCCCCCGAGCCCTACGCTTACCCCATCACCGCCCCCGTGCTGCCGCCTGGCGTCAAAGCTGGCGTGGCGATGGACTCAGCCACGGCCGTCTACGCTCAGAGCTTCAGCGGCACCGGTGGCGGCTTCCCCGGCTATCCGTACCTCGCCCACTTGGCGACCCGAGCAGAATACCGCGCCTTTGCGTCAGCCCTGGCCACTGAGCTGACCCGCGAGTGGATCGAGCTGACCAGTAGCAGCGATGACGAGGACAGCAAAGCCGAGACCATCAAGATTATCGAGGGTGAGC